TTCTAAATGGAAAAAAGAACTATACATTTCTAAGAAAGTAAGTGTTGATTTAGATGAAGAAGGAAATGAAGTTGTTACTTATGATAAACCAATAAAATATAAATTTAATTATCAACCAATAAGTTCTTATTCTGAAATAGTAGAATTTGGAGAAAAAGCAAATATAATGCAAAAAGCAGTAATTCCTATTTCATATAAAAATATTTTTAAAGAATATGATATAGCTTATTTAGATGATGCAAATCCTATTGATGAAATAGTTAATGGTGAGAAAGCAAATTATAGATTGCTACCACCTAGAAATGGTAATTCTGTAATAATAATATATTTTGAAAAACTTACTGGAAAGTAGGTGGAATATGTATCAATTTACGAATGGCATAATTGTTTATGATGAAAAAACAAAAGATAAATTTTTAAAAAGTGGTTTTAAATTAAAAAAAATGAAAAAGGAAAAGCAAATAACTATTGATGAGGTAATTGATGAAGAATCAAATAAATCTATCAGTACAAAGTCTACAAGAGTTTCAAAAAAAACTTCAAAAAATAGAAAGTAGACTTAAAAGTAATATTAAAATTGCTACTATGGATTTAATGGAAACTACTTATGAATTATTGATTGAATTATATAAAAATAATAATTTGAAAAATCATATCAATACATTACATAAAGAAATTATAAGTGATGGAAATGGTTTTAGAATTTGGACTAATGATTGGATAGTAATCTTTAATGAGTATGGAACAGGAATTATAGGTTCTGGTACTCATACAAATTCTACAGGTTATCAATATAATCTACAATCTCAATATAAAGATAAATATGGTAGATGGGTATATTTCAATAAAAAGACAGAGTCGTTTATAACTACTAAAGGTATGAAAGCTAAGCATATGTATTATGATGCGGAACAAATTATAAAAAAATATATGGGTGAGTATTATAATTATGCGATTACTTGTTCATTAAACGATGAACAATATCAAAAGTTTAGAAATTCTTTAAAGGAGTGATATTAATGTTATTTGAAAATATTTTTAATAGCGATATATATCCTAGATTAAAAGAATATGTAGAGAGTAAATCTATATATAAACCTAAGATAGTTAAAAATGTACCATTAGATAGTAAGATTTTTCCAATAGTTCCTATTAAATTATTACCTATAGAAAGAAGTTATAATAATTTAAACTATGGTGAAGAAAATTATTCTTTTGGAATTGAAATAAATATTTATGCTCAAGACCAAATTAATGGAACAAATAAATTATCAAAAAAAACTATATGTGATGAAGTAACTAATGTTATTTTAGAGTATTTAGAATCTACTTATCACATGCATTTAAAAGTAGAATATGATGTTGCTAATATAGATGAAAATGTTCATAGAAATTTAATTAGAGCAACAGGAATATTAGATACTAAATATGGCTTAGATAATTTGGTAATTTATCCTAAATAAAGTAGCACTCATATGTAAGGGGATTACAATAAGAGGTGAATAAAATGAATGGATATTTAGATTTAGGTATTGAATTAAGAGTTAAAGCACCAACTGAAGAAACTTATTCAAAAGCGGTATTAGTTGCTGTAAAAGGAATGCCACAAACAGGACAAGCTGGTGGAACTGTAGAAATTACAACTTCAAGTGATCCGACAAAAGTTTATATTGCTGATAGACCAGACACTGGAGATATGGATTTTACATACAACTATACAGATGCTAATTTAAAGGCAGTACAAGCTGTTTGTGATAATACTTCTAAAGATATTTTAATTAAATTACCAGATGGAACTGGAGTTGAATATAATGGTTCAGTTCAAACATGGATTAATGAAGTATCTGTAGGTAGTGCAATTGAATGTACTTTACATACAGTACCAAGTGTATCTCCAGCATATTTAACAAAAGAAGAAGTATCTGGAAAGATAGCAACAACTTAATAAAAATTGAAAGTAGGGAAAAACGATGAGATTATTAGAAATTAATATCAATGAAAAAAACTATAAATTACAATTAAATAGAACTTCAATAAAATGGTTAGAGGCAAATGGCTTTTCAATAGCAGATTTTGAAAATAAACCTTTAACATATTATGACTTATTATGGACTAGTTTATTTATAGCAAATCATCCAGAAGTAAATGGTAATTTAGCAATTAAATTATTAGAAACATATGAGAAGAATAATAGGGTTGCTAGTGTAATTAAATTCGCTATAGAAGAATATTCAGCTTTTATGAATGCCCTAGCCGATACAGAATTAGTGGAGAACGAAGTTCTAAAGATAACAGAGATATAATTAATCAAGAAGAAGGCAAACAATATAAAAACTTAACTGATTGGTTTTATGATTTGTTGCCTATGGCAATTACATACGGTATGTCAGTGAAAGAGTTTTGGGAAGATAGCCCTGACTTATTCTGGGCATACCGTTTTTCTTATTATAAAAAGAAACTTGAAGAACAAGAAATTTTTAATCATAATGCATGGTTACAAGGAATGTATATTTGTGAATCTATACATGTAGCATTATGTAATTGTTTTGGAAATAAAAAAATGGAATATTCTAAAAAACCATATAGTTCGACTTCAAATAATTTAGAGGAAGAAAGATTAAATGAACAAGAATTATTGGTAGCAAAAATAAAAAATAGAGTATTACAAGTTCAGGCAATAAAGGGCAAAGAAGAAAGTAGCACTACTAAAACTAGGGATAGTTAGGTGGTGGAATAATGGAAGAAAATCAATCATTAGAAATAAATATTAAAGCAGTAGCAAAAGAAGCTATAAATAATTTACATAAACTTACAGATGAAGTATTTAAATTAGGAAATTCTGTTGAGAAAGTATCAACAAAAATAAATAAAGAAGGTCAAGTTTTAAATTCTACAATAACAACTAGTGAAAAAACAGGAAAAAAATTATATTCCACTATTTTTAAGTTAGGACAAGATGGTTCTATAGAGAGAGTAACATCAAATGTTAAGAAATTAGGTAATAGTACTAAAAAGACAACATCAATGTTTGGTAGTTTAGGTAAATCATTATCTTTAGTTGGATTATATTATGGTGTTAAAAGATTATCAACTACATTCTTGAATTGGATGAATGAATCAACTGATAGAACTGAACAATTAAATTTATTTAATGTTGTTTTTAAAAATATAGAAAAAAATGGAGTTAAAACATTTTCTACTTTAGGACAAAGTGCAACAAGATTTCAATATACATTAAATGAGGCATTTGGTACTAATATGACTGAAACATTAAAGTATCAAGCATTGTTCCAATCAATGGCAGAAAATGCAAGTATTCCAGATGCTTATTCAAAAATAATGTCAGAAACTATGACTAAATTTACATATGATTTAGCATCTTTATATAACAAATCAGAAAGTGATGTTGCTGAAGCTCTAAGAGCTGGTGTTTATGCTGGACAGACAAAACCATTAAGATCTTATGGTATAGATGTTACTCAATCAACAATGAAACCAATATTAGAGTCTTTAGGTATTATTGATAGGTCTGTTAGTGATTTATCTCAAGGAGAAAAAGAAATATTAAGATATATAGCCGCTCTTGAGCAAGCTAAGGTAGCTATGGGAGATTATGCTGATACAATTGAATCTCCAGCAAACCAAATGAAGGTATTTAAAAACCTTTTAGTAGAATCTAAAGTTGCTATAACAAGTTTGTTTATGGGAACTTTTGCAAAGATTTTACCATATGCTAATGCATTATTAATGGTAGTTAAAGAAGTATCAAAGGCAATTGCTGATATATTTGGTATTCAATTATCAGATTACAATACTGGAATCGCAAGTACTGATGATGCTTATAGTGGACTATCAGATAGTATAGATGGAGCAACAGATAGTTTAAAAGAATTAAAAAGACAAACATTAGGTTTTGACCAAATAAATAATATAAACGAAAATAATTCTAAATTAAATCCTAGCGAAGTTACTGGTGGAATAGACCAAAGGTTGTTAGATGCAATTAAGGGATATGACAATGGAATGGATAAAGTAAGAATGAAAGCTACTGAGATAAGAGATAGAATTATGGAGTGGTTAGGATTTACAAAAACTATAGATGAAGAAACTGGAGAAGTTAAATTTAAATTAACTAAATCTAATACAACTATGGGTAAAATAATAAATTCTATGAAGAAGATAGTTAAATATGGTAAAGAAATAATTTCTAAAGTATTTAATATTTTAAAAAATGATTTTGATAATGGAAGTTTTGGAAAATATATTTCCAGTGCATTTAGTGGAATTGCAAATTTACTAGAGTCTATTGGAAAAAGTGATTTTGCAATTAATTTATTAACTAAATTACTTGAAACATTTATTGGTTTTAAAGTAGTTGTTAGCATATTAAACCCAATAATAACATTAGTAGAAAGTATTGGAATTAAGGTAGGATTAGTTTCAACATCAATTAACAAATTATTAGGTTCTTTATCTAATATAGGTGTTGTTGTTGGTGGTTTGATGGCAATATCTGATTCAGTAACTACATTAAAGAATGAAGGATTTAATTTTATAAGTGTTGGTGAAGGAATTATAGGAACTATTGCAACAGTAGGAGCTTCAATGGCAACATTAACTCCTTTGTTAGGAACAACAGGAACTGTATTTGGTGCAATTATAGGTTTAATGAGTGCATGTTCAGTTGCTACTAGAGCTTTAATGGAAGATGAAGATTCCTTAAAAAATAGAATTAGTGATGTCAATGATGTTCTAATTCAATATGAAGAATCAATGGTAGAGGCAGATGCCGCAAGACAAACATTCTTAAATCAAAATTTAGGAGAGTTAGAATATTATAAGGATTTATATGCTGAGTTACAATTAATAACTGATGCTAATGGAAAAATTAAAACTGGTTATGAATCAAGAGCTAATTTTATAGTTAATGAGTTAGCAAATGCTCTTGGAATTGAAATAAGCATAGTAGATGGGCAAATTCAAAAATATGATGAATTAGAACAATCTATTTATGATGTTATTGAAGCCAAAAGAGCAGAGTATTTAGTACAAGCAAATACTGAAAAATATAATTTAGCTATGGATGAAAGAGTTAAATTAGAACAAGCATATGCTGATGCTATTAAAAATACAAAAGATGCATATAAAGAGGCAACTCCAGTATTTGAAGATTTACAAGAACAATTTAAATTAACAGATAAAGAATTACAAAATTTTATAGATACAGGAAGTCTTTCCTTAAAAAATGTATCATTAATGACAAGTGAAATGACTAGTACTAGAGATGCCGCTATCAGGATGAGAGATGCTATAATCTTGGCAACTGAAAGTGAAGAAGAAGCTGGATTACAATGGGCAAATAATCAAAAAATAATTGGAGATTATGAAAATGCTCTTGTAGGATTATCTGAAAAAAATTATGATGTGGTTTCAAGAATATATAATGATACAGTTAATTATCAAGGAAAAACAAAGGATGAAACAATAAAAAATTATTCTTATAGTATTGAATCTCAAAAGAAATATTTAGAAGATTTAAAGAAAAATAAATACAACTATGATGAAGATTATTTAAATACAGAAAAGATTAAAACAGAAGCAAAAATTAAACAACTAGAAGAAGAGAGAGATTTAGTTCAAAAAGAATTGGAATTACAAAATCAATTAGCAAAAAACAAAACTCTTGAAGGTGTTAATGAACAATTAAGTGTTTTTAAAAATAAAAAATATGAATTTAAAGAGACAGCAAACGAAATGATGCAATTATATGTTGATGGCATTGAATCTGGAAAACCTATTTCTGTTAGTACAATGGAAAAATTAGTTAATGGTACTATTCAAAAAATAAAAGATAAAAAGATGGATGCTAAGACGGCTGGAGAATATTTAATAGATGGAGTTAATTTGGGTATTAAAAATCAAAATAAACAAAGTTCTGTATTTTCATCAATTGCAAATTTTGGTGCTAATTTATTAGCTAAATTTAAATCTTCACTAAAAGAACATTCTCCTTCAAAAGCAACCCAAGAAATGGGTATGTATTTCTTAGATGGATTTAATATAGGTTTTGATAAAGAAAAAAAGGAAACATTATCTAATATTAAAAATCTTGGTTCTAAGATTATAGAAACAATGGATTTTGATTATAATTCTTTACCTAGCGATTTATCTTTAGATGTAAATAAATACATCGATTATGGACAAATTAATGGTTCTTTAAATAGCAATATTAATGCAAATGTTAATGGTGAGATTTCTAGAAATATTGGAAATTATGTTGCAAGAGCAATTAATTCAAGACCAATTCAAGTAGATATTAATGCAACTACGGATCAAGGAACAATTTTAGAAACAGCGGTTAATGGTATAAATCAAAAAACAAAACAAACTGGAGTTTGTCCTATTATAATTCCAATGTAGCACTTCTTTCAAAGGGATTTGAAAGTTGGTGAGTTATGATACAAGAATTTACAGACAATGGCTATAGATATAAATTATCTGGTCCATCTTTAAAGTTATCAAAAGTAAAACTTAACGGAGTTGATATATCTCATTATTTATCTAATCAAAGTACTATAGGAGAATATGATGTTTCCAAGAATAGTGGTAGGGATGTTACTAATGCCAATGGAGATATGATACTAAATGTAGTTAATACTAAATTTAGATTAGATTTAGTAACAAGACCATTAACCGAAGATGAATTAGTTGATTTTTATACTGAGATTAGAAAAAGACCATCACCAATTGAAGTTGAATTTTTAAATCCATTTGATAAAGAATGGAAAACTATTCAATGTTATAGGGGTGATAGGTTGGCTCAATCTATGTTTCCTTATGAAGTTAATAATAAGTTAGTTGAAATATATGAACCTATATCACAGGCAATTATAGAATTGTAGGTGATATTATGGTTAGCGAGAATTTTATAAATGAATGTAAAA